TTTTACGTGCGTCATCAACGCTCACGTTACTGTATCCGACCACGGAGCTGACCGCTCCGCTGCTCCCGGAATAATAGACCCGCACGGAATATTTATAGCCTCCGCCGCTGCTTTGGCTGGTTGTGCTGCCGTCCAGCTTGCTGCACGTTTTCAGCGTCATCGTGACTTCGCAGCTGATCCACATTCCGTTCGGGGCCATAATGATGTTCCCGGCTTTTGCGCTCGTGAGCATCAGGACGCTCGATACCAGCTTTTCGCCCTGGGCGTACATATAGCCGGTCTGTCCGTTCGCGCCGTAATTAACCAGCGTCATCGCCGCTTTTTTGACGTCACCGACTCCCAGCCGTTTGTCGAAGTAAGCAGTTATGCTTACTTCGTATCCTTTGCTGTTTTTCTTGCTGACATACTTCGTTCCGCCATTTTCTTTGTCTTCGGTTTCAACGCTGCTGCTGACGGAAAGATTGCTGAATCCGCGCACTTCGCTGGCGTTCGCGAAGAATTTCACGTCATGCCATTGAATCAGCACGTTTTCCTTCACAACCTCCGGTGTTCCGGCTGATGCCGGAGCAGTTGCCGTCTGTGACTTTGTGGTAGAGTTCTTTTTTTGGGCTGCGCTGGCCGGTTTGCTTGTGGCTTTTGCAGCCGTCATTATAGCTCCTTTTATAACCGATGCGGCAGCCGTTTTGGCGGCCGGTATTGTCACTTTCGTGGATACTTTGGCGGGTTTTCCCCCGCCGCCGTCAGCAATAGATACCGCAAACATTGCCATCGCGTCAGCCCTCCTTCCACGGCGCCTTCTCCGGCATTTCCGTCATGTCGTCCGGCGGCACTTCAATCACGGGCAGACGCCACATTTCGCCGCCTTCCATGCGCACTTTCAGCGCGTGTTCCGGGTTGGCGCACAGGAGTTCTGCGGCATATCTCTCATGGCCGTAGATATCCCGCGCAATGCCCGCAACGCTTTCTCCCGCGCTGGCCTTATATCCGTACCCGCTCATTTCCATCAGGCGTACACCTCCGCCGCATCTTTCATCTGCTGGTCTGCAAACCACTTCTCGAACCGCCGCTTATCCTCCTGGAGAACCCTGTCCACACCGGTGGCGTCATTGGCGTTGATCGTCGGGCTGTATACGATGGTTGTGGGCGAGTTCTGCGGGTTCGCGTTCAACCCGCCGAAGCGCGATAGGATATCTCCCCATGTAAACCCGCTGGCCGCCCGTGCCGCGTTCAGCAGGGCTGCCGTCCGTTCGCTGTGCTGCTCCGGGATCGCCCATTCAGGCCCAGCCTCGCCGAATATGGACGCGCTTGTGGCGCGGCCGCCTTCTGCGAAGAGTTTCTTTCCCGCGATATTGACCGTGATCGTTTTCCCGTTATACTGCGCGATCACGGCTGCAAGCTGTTCCGGGTTGCCGGTCACGTTTTCCGTGAGCAGCTGCCCGTTCTCGTCCCAGATCTTCAGGTGCAGATCCGTCGCGTCGCCGTTGAGGTATTCGGTCAGCGTCTGTCCGTCATGCGCGTCAATCGTCGCGGTCAGCTGCGTATCGTCCGGTGTCATTGTGACCGTGACGCCCTGTTCCGTCAGCTGATCCCACTTGTCCGCAGCACCTTCGCCGGTGGCCACATTATGAATTGGAATTGCAGCACCGGCCGCCGTTTCCTGGGTTTCCGCCGCGCTCATTGCCGCTTCAAGTTCCGCAACCCGCTGTTCCGCTTCGGCAAGTTTGTCATAAAGGCCGCCACCGACGTAATGATCCAGCACCCAGCTGCCATACAGCTTTATCTTTTGGGTCTGTTCGCCTCTGTTCAGGTAATAATCCCAGGGCCGTTGTACCGTTCCGTTAATGATTCCTTCTGCGGTAGCGATCTGTGCCTTCAGGTTTTCAACTTCCTGCTGCGCCTCAAACAGTTCCCTGTTGCCCGAAGTGTATTGGCCTTCAAATTTTTGTCTGTTTTTGTTTGATGCGTAATATCCCGCGCCGGAATTGGTTTCATATTCGCCGAACAGGTCGAGGTTCAGGCCGAACAGGCTGATCGGATCCGTTCTCGTGACGTCAAAAAATCCGTTCGCCAGCTGCTCCATAGCGAAGAATTGCCGCAGGCGGTTGGCCATTTCCGTGTTGCCGTTCTGTGTGTAATAGTCGATCTTTCGTTGGAGCGCTTCTTCGCCGCCCATTGCTTGCAGCATATAACCCGTGATCTTCGCCAGCTGCGCCCGTGTGGAGCCGTTGTCAAATCTCGTTCCGTCGCCGGAATAGGTGCTTTTCCCAAACTCCGCCTGAACCTGTTTCAGCGCTTCGTCCGTGGAAAGTGTGCCGCCGAGATATTGATCCGCGACTCCGCGAAGGAACGACCAGTTATCCATCTGGCCGTTTGCGGAAAGCTGGCTGTCCCACAGCGTAAGCTGGAATTGATCCCATGTGGTGTCGATCTCGTCAAGCCGCTGCTGGTGCAGCATTTTGGCGCGTTCCTGTTCCTCTTTGTCGCCGCCGTTCTCAATCAGCCGTGCCAGCTTATCCAGGTAAAGTTCGTTCTCTTTCTGTAATAGCGAGTCACGCTCTGCGGCTGCCGATTTCGACAGCTCATTGATATCGTCAAAGCTGCCCGTCTGCGCCTGAAGCAGCATTTTTCGCATCTGGATCCGCTGTTCTTCTTCCTGTGCCTCTGCCGCAGCTTTCGCAACCATTTCGTTGTACCGGCGGAAATAGGCCAGGATTTCCTCGTATTCTCCCTGATCCAGCTGATCGTCGGCGAAAGCGTTCGTGATCGCTTCGCGCATCCCCTTGCCGATGCTGTCGAGTTCGCCCTTGCTTTCCTCGTATGCCTTGTTCGTCTTCTCGATAATGCTCCGGTAGATCGGGTCTTCCAGCGCCGCTTCTTCGCCGCCGAAAAGCTGCGTCCAATATTCCGCGTCACCGCTGGCCGCCGTATAAAGCGCCTCCTGGGCGTATTCATACACCTGGTTCGCCATGTTGAGCAAACCTTCCAGGTCTTCCGGCTTCAGCTTCGCGTTCGTGATCATCAGGCTGAAGAGGTTGCTGCTGAAAGTGCTGCTGGCGGCAGAATATTTGTCTACGGCCTGTCCGAGCGCTTCCTGGAATTGGTCGGTGAATTGATAGGCTTTTCGGAAGTCCTCGCCGAGTCCCTGGACGTATGACGTGATGCTTTCCGTGTCGATCTGCATATCTCCGAAGGTGTCCCGGAGATCTGCCTGTTGCAGCTTTTCAATGGCGGTTGCCGCTGCGGTCAGGGCAATCAGGCCAAGGCCAAGGCCGCCCGCCGGGGTCAGCAATGTGCCGATCAGACGGAAAGCCCCGCCGGCAAGCAGAAGGGCCGGTCCCGCGCCAGCGATGACCTCAAGACCGGCAACCAGCGCGGAAAACTTGCCTTCGTCCATTTCGGCGATGCTGTCTACAATATGGCCGACGTTTTCCATCACGCTTGCAACCTGTCCGGCCAGTTCTTCGCCGACCACCTGTTTCAGCCGCTCGATCTTACTCTCGAAGATCTCGCTTTTGCCGTATGCGGTGTCCATCATGGTTGCTGCGGCATATTCTCCGTATCCCTCCGCGTTTCCCTGGATCAGTTTGTCCTGAAGTTCCACCGCGTTCTGAAGAGCGGTCACGATATTCAGAGCGCCGGTGATACCGCGTGTGCCGAAAATCGTGCTTAAAATGCCAAGCGTGGTCTGATTTTTTGTGATGTTGTCATATCCGCCAGCGATTTCCGCAAGCACTTCGCCGAGTTCGGCATATATCTGAATCATCGGCTTCGCTTGTCCGTTGTCCTGGAACGCATTGAACCCATAGTCTTCGAGGGTCTGAAGGGCGGCCAGCTTGCTGGCGTCTTCCCGGATCTCCCGGATTTCCTCGTCTGTCGCACCAAGCTGCTCCATGACCTTGCTGGCCACGCCGCTGGGCGCGATAATGCGCATCATGGAAGTACGAAGGAGTGTGGCTGCCGTGCTGCCGGATTCGCCCATGTCGTGCATCAGGCCGATCAGCGCGAAGAGTTCTTCTTTGCTGTCCGTGAATCGCATGGTGGCGCCCATCTTTTTCATCGCGTCGCCGAAGTCCTGTACATCGCCGACGGAGCTGTTTGCGGCGTATACCCACATATCCACAAACTCGCCGAGTTCTTCATACGGGACGCCGAAGGCGTTCATGCTCTTGGTGATGTATGTCAGCGCCTGGCTCAAATCCATGCTGCCCGCCTGGGCCAGCTGCATGGCCACCGGGATTCCGTTCAGGATCATGTCCAGATCCCAGCCCGCGTGTGCTGCCTGGTTGATGGCGTTCGCCACGTCATCCGTGTGGAAAATGGTCGTTGCCGCCCACTCTGTCGCCTTCGCGTTCAGCTGATCCATCGCGTCGGCGAGTTCCTTCGTATTGCGCCCGTGGCTTGTGGACAGCGCGACTTCTGCCTCGTGCATGGATTTCTCGTAGTCCTTGTAGACCTCGTAGCTTTCCTTGCCGAAGTTAATCAGTTCCTGGCTCACGCCGTTTACCAGCGAACCAAGTTCCGTCAGCGTTGCGCCGACCTGTCCGAAGCCGTTCGCCGTTGCGTTGATCGCAATGACCGTGGTTAGGGTCTGACTCGCCATCTATTTCACATCCTTACACCTTGCAGATGATCTTTCCTGTTCCGTCACGGAACAGGAAAAAGTACACCTTGTCCCCCGCCTCGTAGGCAGTATCGTCTGTGCCTGTTATCACGCCGCTCGTGAGTCCTGGCCGGTCAAGGTTCTCCACCCTGTATCCGCCGGTCACGGCCTCCGCGATCTTCCCGCGTTCAACGGTCGCGCCGGTTACGGTACATTCCTTCTTGCCCATACGAACACCTCACACAATGCTGCGGATGCAGCGGTAAAGCACGGCGCGGCTTCTTCCGTCTTTCAGGTCGTGTTCCACTTCCTCCGTCAGCCACTCGCCGTCCGCGTCCGTCCCGCCGTTGATATCCACGCGGGCCATTGCCGTCCACGCCGGGTGGAAGGTTGCCTGGATCGTCAGGCTTTCGCACTTCCGGTTCTTCTCCCGCAGCAGATTTCGCGCCCATCGCGCTGCCTGGATATCATCGAGCGCGGGATACTCCGTGACCTCTGCCGTTGCCATCACGTCGCTCACATCCGTGTCTTTCGCCGTTCCCTTTGCGTAGGGTGTCACGAGGTTCAGGCTGTAATCCTTCGCGCCGCTCCGGCGGTAGTCTGCGCCGTCCTGGTCTGCCGCGATGCGGATCGTGGACAGCGGGTTCCTGTCCTGCGCCCAATCCAGGCTGATCATTGTGTATTTCCCGTTCACGCACTTAAATTTCGCGCCTTCCAGCACGGAAAGCCGGTGCAGGAACGCTGCGCATCCCTCGTTCTCCCGTTGGATGTACGGGATGCGGATCGTGTTGTCCACGCCGAAGGTCTGAAAGTCCATGCCGGTCTGCGCCGCGCACCGCCGCAGGATCTCTTCGATGCTCCTGTTCTCGAAGCTGTCCCATTGGCGCTGACGCGCTTTGCACGGCAGCGAGGTCGCGATCACGCGGTATTTCCCGTCGCCGGGAGCGATGGTGTTCAGATACAGAATCCCGCTGTCCCAGCCGTCCTGCGTCACGCGGATTTCATCGTCCTCCTTTGGCCCCCACCTGTACCATGCGTCCGCGTTTTCAAACTCGATATCCAGGCCGTCGCAGCGCCCGCCGCAGGTGTCCTTTGCGACGGCTTTTCTCACCATGACGTATCCGGTTATGTCCGTTCCTTGCCAGATGATATTCACGCCGCAGCCCTCCTGAAAAAAGCGGCGGGATATTCCCGCCGCACGTCTGTCGTTATTCTTTCCGGTTCTTTTTTTCGATCACATCGCAGATGGCCATGAAAATTCGCAGAAACCGTGGAATCGTCATGTCGAGATAATCCGTCACCGGCGTATGTGTGGTCATGCTTGCGATGATGACAACTTCGAGATACGCATTCGCCCCGCCCTCCGCGAGGCGTTGAAAAAAAGTGTTGCGATCTCCACCGCCTCAACGCTGTCTGTCACGCCCATATTGGTGATAATATCCTGCATATCGAGTTCTTCGGTATTTTTCGCAGCTGCCTTGGCAAACAACGCCAGCGCCTGGCGTTTCGTGATGAAGAAGGCGTTGTTCGCGTTCGGGTCGCTGTCCATCGCGTCCGTGTACTCGAATCCTTTCAGCGTTGTGAAATCGTATGTCAGCTCCGTGATCTCCTTGTCACGCGCCAAAATGGGCGTTTCCAGCCGGAGGCGGCCTTTTCCCTGGCTCAATGCCTCGTTGGCCTCCTGGATCCGTTTGCGCTGCTCTTCAAGCTGCTGCTTGATCTTTTCCCGGAGTTTCTGCTGCTCTTCCGCAGCGGTCGCGGTAATATCCGCGTCACCTTCCGCGCCGGTTTCAGGTGTCGGCTGTTTGGTTTCTTCTTCGGGAGCAGCCAGGTTGTTTTCCGTCGCACCGTTTTTAATGTCTTCCATGCTGTTCACCTTTCTGTTTTTCGGTCACCGTATTGATTTTGTGAAAAACAGGGAAGGCGCGAACGTTCGCGCCTTCCCTGTGGCAAGTGTTAGGTCAGCAGGCTGTCAACGGAGGAAGTGTAATCCTTGCCGTTGTACTTGATGATGCCCGCCATCGCGTCGATCACGGTCACGATGGTTCCGTTCTGCTCTTCTTCGTAGCGCAGGATGGAGTATTTTTCCGTGTAGCCCAGCGGGTTGCCGGTTTCCACGTCGCCCTTCTGGCTTTCAACGTGAACACAGGTCACGCGGCACTTGAAACTCTCCGCGCCAAGTTCGCCGTTCGGAACGTCATACTGCTGCCGCGCAACGCGGAAGTCGAAGTAATGCTTTCCGGGGTCGGACAGATACTTGCAGTTCACGCCGTTGTTGTGGTAAACGGTGAAGTCCATCGCGTTCAGATGCGTGGTATCGGGCATATCCACGTCCGCTACCATGCCGCTGCTCTTGACGGTGGTGGTGGGATGGGCGATGGTCGGCAGACCGACCTTCGTTACATCCTCAACCTCGCGGTTGTTGTCCAGCAGCCGGTGCTTGACCACATTGCAATATACTTTCTTAGGCATATTCGTTGTCCTCCTTTCCCTTACTCGGTCATGGCCTCAAAGTAGGTCGTGAAGCCTTCGTCCGTCCAGTTCACGTATGCTTTCAGGCTGCGTGCAATCGGGGTCGGAGTCAGGTCGAAGATGAAGCTGTAATCACCGGCAACAATGTCGGACTTCGCCTGGGCGCTGACATTCAGCCTGACCGTGCCGCTGATCAGAGCGCCGATGGAGATCAGCGCGTCGACGCGGGTCTGTTCTTCAGCGATGATGGTCTGAATATCATTCATGGTGAGCGGTTTGTCCACGTTCTGACTGCGGCGGCCCTGGAAGTCGTTGCTCACGTAGAACAGCATCATCATGTTGGTTTCGCTGACATTGATCATGTCAGCGTCGGTCGGATTGTAGCTGGCGCTATGGCAGCCCCAGATGCACCACCGTCCGGCGGTGAAACAGGCGGACGCGATGCCGTTCTTGTTCAGATACTTGTTGATGATCTCGTCATCGTACAGGCGGCCGGTGTTGCTTTCGCCCATGTACAGGTTCTGAATGATCGTACAGGCGGTATTGCTGGCGACCATGTACGGGATTCCGTCATTCATGATCAGCAGCGCCTGGAAGTTCGCGGCAGCCAGGACAGACAGGTGGTAGATCTTGTTGTCCGTGCCAAGGGCCAGCGGGAAGAACACGGTTTCATTTTCATGATTGTACCCGTTTTCCTCCTTGTAGGCGGCGATGGTGGCCAGCGTCAGCGGAGTGCTGTCATTCATCAGCGGCAGATCGGCAAAAATATACGCGTCCCAATGCCCATTGATCTTCTTGGACACGGCGTACATCGCGTCGTGGATCTGCTTGGTGCTGCTGAATCCGGGGGCAGCAAGGTAAGACGGGATCACGCCGGTGGCGGGATACACATCATTGACGCAGAACAGGCCGGTATTCACGCCCATTCCGTCTGTCGTGCCGATTACGTCGGCAGCAACCACGCCGCTGGGCTTGATCGTGTAGTAGGCCACGGTCAGCGCGGATGTTCCAAGGCCGCTTCCGATCTCCTGGATCACAATCTGCTGCTTGTCGGCATTGTAGGAAATGGAATAGTCCACGCCTTTTTCCTTCGTAACGGGGGTTTCGTCCTGTGTGGCCACGGTCACGCTTTCGAGGATAATGTCCTCCGCGCTGGGAATGACGATTCTTCCGTTCGCCGGGGTCTTGCTGGTGGTGACCTGGGTGGCGTTCTTGTGGGCGGCCTTTGTGGGATCCAGCACATTGATAAGCAGCAGCGGGCCGACGCCGTTCATCTCGAAGTGAACGTACATTGCCTCGCAGAGCGTGTACTTCTCCCAATCGTCGGAATAGCCGAAGGCGGCCTTCGCCTCGGCAATGTTGTTGCACAGGACGGGCTTGTTCACCGGGTAGCTTTCACCACTCGCAAGCGCCAGCTGATGCACGGGTGCGGTACCGACATACACAATCGCGCCTTTGCTGCCTTCCGAAATCCGGTTCCCGGCAGCGGAAACGACGCCGTATGCGCCATGCAGATATTCGCTCATGATGGGTTTCCTCCTTGTTTGTCAATATAATAGATTGTCGATTTTGGGATTTGTTTCTTCGTTGGCGTAGCAGTTGAACACAACATTCACGAATCCGTAATAGAGCGGGCGTCTGTCTGTTACGTAATTCTGATCCGTGTACAGGCTGTACGTGACGCTTTCCTCGTCCACGGCAAGGTCTGTTTCCGGGATGATCTTCTGTCCAAGCAGCTTGAACATACAATCGTCCAGCCAATTAAACAGAGTGAAAAAGCCCTGTTCTGTGCCTTCCACAAGCAGGCTCATGTCGAGGTTCTGTCCCTTGTCGCCCGCGCTTTCTACGAAGCCCGGAAGGCGTACACCCGGCTCGTACACGCTGAATAGCATTGTGATGCCCAGGCGCTGGCCCATTTCCTTGGTTCTGTGAATATTGTTGTACCGGTCGAACCGCTTTTCCTCCATGTACTTCGCGTACTGCTGGTTCGGCATGATAATGATGCCAGGCACGGTTGCCGCCGGGATTTCTGTGATGTTTCCGGCCGCGTCTGTCCGTGCCGGCGCCCATCCGATATAGCAGCTCGGCTCGTGCCATTGAATGTCGGCAATATCCATTTTCGCTCCTGGAGCCTTCATGCTGCGCCCGTCGCACAGTTCCTCAATGACCCATTGTTTCAGGCCGCGGAATCTCTCTGTAAAGCGCACGTTATATCAACTCCCTCGGATCGAATACCGTCAGCAGAATGTCGTACATTCCCTTGTTCTCGTGGATATCCAGCACCTTGTAGGTGTTCCGGTCGTACACGATCTGCGTGTTCGGCTCCGGCGGGTGTTCCTCCGGGAATGTATCAACGGGCGTGTGAATGAGCATCGTGCGGGTGTTGTTGTCCCAGCTGATATCGTTCACGTTATTGTTTTTCCGCTTCAGGGCTTCGTGGTCATCTGGAACGCAGGTGATTTCCTTGCCGTTCCAATAATGGATTTCGCCGAAGTGATCCATGTTCATGAATACCCGGTGGTTGTGATCCGCGATGAGGTCAGTCAGCGCCACGTCGCATCACCGGCTCTTCCTGGCCTTCTTTGCCGGTTCGGCCTTCGCTGCTTCTTCCGCTTTGGCGGGTTCAGGCACTTTGTCCGTCACGGCCACTTCGGCCTTTGGCTTTTCGGGCTTCGGACTTACGGGTTCGGCCTTCCCGTGTTCGATCAGGCGTTCACCCCAGCTGTTTTCGACCTCGGCGGTTTCGCCGGTGTCGATCATTCTGATTTTCATTTCCTCTGCCTCCCTCCGCTCTTTTTCGCGGGTTTCGCGGGCTGTTCATCGGTGGGTTCATCCACGCTGATCTCACCCGCTGCGTCGAGTTCCAGCAGCTCTTCGCCGCCTTCTTCGCCTTCGGCTTCGTCCTCGGCGTCGGTTTCAACCTCGGCTTCAACCTCGGCGTCGGCTTCAATCTCGGCTTCAACCTCGGCTTCTTCCGGTTCATCGGACTTCGCGGCATCCTGTGCCTTCGGGGCTTTCGCGCCCGTCACGCCCAGGATGCCACGCGCCGCCATTTCCGCGATCTTGTCTTCACCCAGGGCGTCAACCTGATTGTCCGTCAGAAATTCGCCGGGTGTCAGCAGACCAACCTTCGGATCGGCGGTGTAGGTTTTGGCGTAATATCGCATTTTATACCTCCACGATAAAGGGCCGCCGGTTTACGGCGGCCCTTGTATTTCTTACAGCACCTTCATCAGGCACCAGGCACCGACGTTCTCCGGCACAACCGTGGGGCGGCTGACCAGGCGCGTGGTGATGGAGTCGGCGTTTGCGCCGCCCTTGCGGAAGGGTACTTCCTTCTTCACGTAGCTCTTGATGGCTGCGGTTTCGTCCTGGCCAACGTATTCGTCGATCCGTCCGTGCATGATCTTCAGCGGCTTGTTGGAGCTGGATCCCATCAGGATGTAACCGGCGGGGATGCTGGCCTCCTGCTGACGGTCGAAATTCAGGAAATGGCCGTTCAGGCTGACCATCTTCACGCCGTCAGAGTTGGTTCCGCGATACCGGACGCCCTGGCCCATGTACTTGGTGCGGATTTCGTCCATGTACACACGATCCATATCCAGCGTCTTGCAGTAGTCGCTGTTCGCCATCATGGCCTCGAACACGCCAGCGCCCATGACCATAATATCCACATCGCCCAGGCCGTCGTAAACCAGGTCGAACGCCTTCTCCATGTCGTAATGGATCTTCGCGCCGCTCTGATTCCATGCGGTTGCGGGAACGTAGATATTGGTGAAACCGAAATCGGCGATCAAGGAGGCTTCTTTCTCGCGGCCTTCCTTGGTGTACCGGCGGATCGACAGTTTGCCGTTCAGCAGCACTTCGCGAACCATCCAGTTCCGGCTGTTCTGCACCATCGTGCGCAGCGTCTTCAGGTCACGCGCAACAACTTCTTTGCTGCGCTGTTCCGGGGTCTTGCTGCCCATAACGGGTTCGCCGAACTGCCTGGTGGAAACGTCCTCGATGGTCAGCACCCGTTCCGGGGCCAGCGTGGAGAAGCGAACCTCGCGCATCTCGAAGCCTTCGCGGTTGATGGCCACGCCGCCGGTTCCGGGAACCACGAAAGGCGCCAGGCCGGTTTCGTTGCCGCGCCGGTAATCGTAAATCGCGCGGTCATCCTCGACCACTTCGCCGTCCTTGGCAAAGGTGTCGGACAGGAAGGTGTATACCCTGGGCATCTGTTCCACGGCCTTCAGCATGACCGCCGTGGAAAAGAGATTGAAGTTAGCAGGCATTGTTTTGTTCCTCCTTTACGTAATAATGCGCGTCATCAGCCTTCAGCCTTGAAGCTGACGGTGATGGTCACGGCCTCTTCGCCCATGACAAACTTGCCGTCGGATCCGATGGTCACGCCACCGGCGGTGACTTCGATCTCGTCCACTTCGTAGTCAGAGGCGGGAGTGCAGGTCAGGGTGACGATTTCGCCCTTCTTGGCGGTCGCCTTGTCCACGGACGCGCTGCCGTGGTCACCGGCGGTAACGGTCACGGACAGGGCTACGCGGTTATCAACCTCAACGTCATCTTCGCTCCAATCGTCGAAGGGACGGAAGGTAATGCCGTACCGGCGCAGCACGATGGCTTCGGCGGCGCTCACAGCTTCATAACCGCTGTTGCCGTCATCCTTCAGCACTTTACCGGCAAGGAACTCGCCGCGTTCGTAGGCCGCAGCTGCGACGGCGATGGCGGCGTTGGTGGTGGTGTCCACATTGTCCTTCAGGACGAGCAGGTTGTAGCTGTCGCTGATCTGACCGGCGGCAGCGGGCGCATACAGGCCGCTGGACTTGCGGTAGATCAGGCAGCCATACGGGATTGTTCCGTGACCGGGTTCAATGCTGACCGCGACGGGCTTCGCATCGGTATTGGTGGCCAGCAGCGCTTTCACGTCGCTCTGGCCGATGGTTCCGAACAGGTTTTCCATAATGTTTGTCCTCCTTCTTCCGTCATTACGCCATCTCGTTTACGGTGACGTTCACGCCAGCTGCGAGATCGGCGATTTCCTTGGCGAGTTTGTTTTCGGTATCCTCGCCGGATTTGCCGTCCATTTCGCCAGCGTCGCCCGCGCCGATATTGTCAGCGGGCTTGGTTTCTTTCTGGCGGTTTTCCAGATATTCCTCGCCGGTCTTCGCCTGTTCAGCGATTACGGCCTGAAGGAAATCTGCCGCGCTCTTTCCGTCGTTGAGCGCGTCTTCGGCCATCTTGTCCCACTTCGCACCCTTGGGCTTGAGGGCCAGGATGTCCTGACGGCGTTTGCGTTCAGCTGCAATGGCAGCATCGGCAATCGCCTGCGCCGCTGCGGGGTTCTCCTGCTGGATCACTTCGGCAGTTGCGTCTTTCAGTTCGACCATGTGGATTCCTCCTTCGTTGGGCGTTTCGCCCGTATTTTCAGACGAGTTTCCGGCGGCAACTGCCGTTTTCTCGTTACTGACATTATCAGCGGCATTGGCCGCTTCTGCCTCGGTCACCGGCTTGACCACCGGGATTTCAGGCACGTTGTCGTAGCATGACTTCATCGTGTTGTAGACCTCTTCGGTTACGGCACAGGCGGCGATCTGCTCGTCACCGTCCGCAGCCTCGATCACTTCGTCCACGAACCCGGCGGCCTTCGCGCTGTCCACGTTGTACCAGGTGGTCTTGTCCATCAGGTCAAGGCACTCTTCACGCGTCATGCCGGTACGTTCCGCATAGATATCCGCGATATCGTTGTCTGTGTTGATCATGCTGTTATAGGCGGCCAGCATATCCTTCGCCTGGCCGCGCACCGCCCAGGAGCAGCGGTGGATCATGTAATCGCTGCCCTTCGCCATACGCACGGTTGCTCCGGGCATACAGGCGATCAGGGTTGCCGCGCTGCAACAGGATCCCTCGATATCCACGGTCTTTTTCGCGCTGTGCTTCATCAGCGCGGTACGCATCGCAATGGCTTCGTTCACCGCGCCGCCGGGGCTGTTGATGCGGATTGTGATCTCGTCGACGTCGCCAAGTTCCTTCAGCGCCTTGTTGAAGTCCTGGCTCGTGATCTCGTCGCCCCAGAAGTTTGTGCTGCTGATCACCGAAAAGATCATGACCTCGCCTTTCTTTTCGGCCTTGTTCGTCTTGAACTCAAGACGAAAACCCATGTTATTCTTCGGCATCCTTCGTTCCTCCTTGTGCTTCTTGCCATGCTTTCAGTTCTCTGCCGCGCTGCGCAACGTTCTCCATGTAGTCCGTTCCGCCGTATTCCATAGCCTCCTGTTCGCCGGTGGTGATTCCGGTTTCCATCCGCGTCTTTGCCGCGTTGGCCTCCTGTACGGGCTGTACGTGGCCTCTGCTGGATCCGACCCATTGGCAGCCGCACCACGCGTCACGGATAAGCGGGTCATCAAAAAAGCCCGGAGCGTCAAGCAGCCCCAGGGCGACCGCCTCCGCGATCACGGCCTCATAGACAGGCTGGTTAAATCCCTGGATAAACCGTTCCCTGTACCGGGTCACGACCCGCCAGAAATCAAGCCTTGCCGCGTTCGCTGCGGTGTAATTGCTGTTATACGTGTGCATCAGCACTTCGTATGGGATTTCGCTGCCGCTGCCCAGGATCGTGATGATCTGCTTTGTGTAGGAATCGAACGCGGTCGGGGCGCGGCTTTCGCCGATCTTCTCTGCCTTCTTTCCGGGCGGCAGCTCGTACACGTTTCCGTTGCCAAGTTCGATGTGTAGGCTGTCATCCGTCACCTTGTCCTCTTCGGCAATGGAGTCGTTGATGCTGTCGTAGCCGTCATCGTCTGTGCCGTCGCTGGTAATGAATACCGTCAGCATGGCCGAAACAATGCTGGCCGCGAGTTCTGCGTCCAGGTATCTGTCCAGCTGCTTGACCTGTTCGATCATCCCGGCGATGAACGGAACGCCCCGGTGCTGCTCCGGCCGCTCTGCGGTCATCAGGTGCAGCACGTTCGGCATCCCGGTGTCTTTGCCGTATGCGTCGATTGGCTCCCAGGTGATCTCGTCCGGTGTTTCTTCCTGTAACGGGTGATAGGTGGCGATGTGATAACGGATGATTTCTCCCTCTTTGTTGATCTCCACGCCGTCCACGATGCGCCCGCCGCTGTCCGTGTTCTTGGCTTCGCTTTCACCGCCCTGGCTTTCGGGGGTGGACAGCCGGTCGGCTTCGATCAGCCGGATCGTGGTCTGGAACGGGTTGCGCGGGTTCGGCTTCATGCCGAACAGGCCAAGCACATCGCCGCTGACGAGTTCGCTGCGGAAGGCAAGTTCCTGCATTTCCCAGAAGTTGTGCTGCCTCGTGGCGTCACACATGGGCGTTTTCGCCCACATATTGAAAATGCGCAGCGCGGTCTTCTGCCACTCTGTTGCCGCCTCTTCGCTGATCCCCAGCGCTTCGTAGTCTACCTTCGGCTTCGGACGAATACCCCAGCCCACCACGTTCGTGACCATTGTGGAGGGAGCGCCGCGCCCAAGGCCGCCGCCGGTGTACAGATCCCGGCTGCGGATCCGCAGCAGCGATCCCTGACGGTCAATATCGTCCTCCGCGCTGCCGCCGCCGGTGATCCAGCCGATCAGGCTGTTTTTCGTCTGGCTTGCGCCGTGGTACTTATAGCCGCTGGCGCTGGCCGTTTTTGCGGCCTCCAGCAATTCCTCGGCAACCCTTCGCCGTTCCTCCTGAACCCGCTCTTTGTGCATCTTCGTGCCGCGTTCCGGGTTGACCAGCGTGGTCAGCCGCTCCCGTATCGTCATGGAGGAATTGATAATTCTCTGTGCCATATCCGTTCCTCCTTACACGTCCCTGAACACAACCGCTACACTTCTCGGCGGCCTCGTGTTGGTTTCGTATTTTTCCTTGATAGCGGCAAACTTGTCGATCATCGCCTCAATGTCCCCGATATCCATCATTGTCACGCTGCGCGATCCGATGGTATATTCCTTCACCTGGCCGTTGACCAGCGCGGACAGCGCCGCCTTATATTCTGTCAGGTACGTGCATACTTCCTCGTAGGTGTATGCCGCGTGATAATATTGCCCGTTTCGATAGGCCATACGCGCCGCCTCCTTATACTCTGATTCCACTCGAAATCAGACCCTTCGGCTTTTTCGGTTTGCCGGAAGTGTCCGCTTTTTGGATTTTCTTTTCACCGTATAATTTCTGTTCACAGGCGTCCAGGTTGATTTTGAATCCCTTAAATGCGCAGCGGGCGTAATTGTTCACGTCCAGCGCTTCGTTACGGTTGTAGATCTTGACCCACTCTTCAACGTATACGCCCTTTTTCTTCACGAGTTTGACCTGCTCGGAGATCAGCCCCCGGAAGTATTGTTCGTCGTATCCCTTGTCTTCATCGTCCGGGAAGTGCATATACCTTGGCCCAGGCTCCGTAATGCCCGCGTTGTGCAGCACGGCGCGTTTGCCGACATATACGTTCAGCTGAAACCAGTTCTGCCCCTTGCCGGTATTCTTCGTGTGCCGAACCAGCGGGCCGGTGTCCTTATTATCGCCCTTGATGGGGTAGATGTGCCGGTGACGCCGCTTGTAGCATTGTTCCATCACGTCATCCCAATAATTGCCGCCCGCGTCCATGAACGTGACGGCTGCCCGCATTGTGCGCCCGTTCTCCAGGTGCCATTGCCGGTCGAGCAGATCGTCCACCATTTCCCACACTTCCGGCTCGTCAGCCCGTCCGGGAAGTACGCCGTATTCAAGCCCCCAGCTTTCCTCGCCGCGTCCCCATCCCTTGACTTCGTATTCAAGCCGGTTGCCCTGCGTGTCGATGCCGATGGTGATCACCAGCACTCCGTTCGGGACCTCCGCGTTATAGTGTTCGCGCCTCATGTACAGCGCGTCCGGGATCGCCGTTGTGTCCCGGTATTCAAACGGGATGCCCAATTCGAGGTTGTAGAACGTTTTGAGCATTTCCGGGTCATCTTTGCTGTCCAGGAATTTTTTGCACTCGTCCGTCCAGCTGGCCCAGGGTGACAGGAACGCGTTCAGGTGGAATGATCGTATCCCGCGTTTCAGCGCCTTCGGATTGTAGGCCACCCACTCTGCGTGTGCGCGTTTGACCTCCCATTCCTCCATAAACTCCTTGCATTTCGGACATTGCCATCGCGCACTTGTGACCTCATATTCCTTGACCCCGTTGTTTTCGGCGGTTTCCTGTTTCGTGAAGCAGATATCGTCGAAGATCACCTTGCTGTGCTTTCCGCAATGCTTGCAGGTCGGTTCCCATTCCTCCTGCGTCCCGCGCAGAAATTCCCGGTAGATCCGGCTGGTCGCCTTGATCGTTGGCGTACTTGTGAACACGCGTTTCGCGAAGGCGAAGTTCTGTGTACGTTTCCGCGCAAGGCTCACGGGGTCGCCTTCCACGCCCGCGCTGGCCGGGTATCCGTCCACTTCGTCCATGAACAGGTTCTCCACCGGCCTGGATTTCAGGCCGCCGGGACTCATTGCGCCGGTCATGCTGATAAAGCCGCCGTTGAAATTCACCTGGGTGATTGTGCTGTTTTTCCCGCCGAAGGTGATCTCATTCAGCACCGGCGTGGCCTCGATGGTCGGCGTCAGCCGCTCCTTGGAGAAGTTGGCCACATCGTCCTCTGCGGGCATAACCAGCAGCGAAGGGCCTGGGTTCAGGTGCATCATGCGCCCCATCATGTTCATAATCATGTCCGTCTTGCCCATCTGTGCGCTGGACATGACCACGATATCGTGGATCCCGCGCTGGCTGAAGCTGTCCATGATCTCTTTCTGATACGGCGCTCTGTCCGTGTGCCAGGGGCCGGGTTCCGGCGCACTCTTTCCGACAATCTGCCGGTAATGGTCGGCCCACTCGCTAACACTTTCATCGCTTGGCGGTCGGAAGATATTCAGAATATCCCGTCCAAGTTCCAGAAGGTTCATTCGTCTTCATCATCCTCGTCGGACGTCTGGTAGTTATCCTCACCAGGCAGGGGGGTGTTGGCGATCATGCTTAATGCGTCACGCACATCGCGGTCGATAATGGCCTCGATCTTGTCAGCGCTTTCGATCATCACAAGCGCCGGTGCGAGTTTTCGTGCGAGATTCACGAAGCGTTCACGCACGATGGTGGCAACGTTGCCCCATAGCCGCTTCACTTCTGTGATCTCCGCGTATTCGCCCTTCATGCGGGCGACTTCGATTTCTGTCTTTTCTTTCTTTACCCTCTCATGCTGTGCCTTAACTACCGACAGCTCTTCGTTTTCTTCTTCGGCGGTGTCCTTATTGTAGGCCACCCACCGCTGCACAAAAAGAGCGAGGTCGAATTTCTTCGGATCCTCGCCGCTTGGAACAAATAGTTTTTTGTTGGTTGGCAGATCCATGTCGATATCATGCAGCCTTCTGTAACTGTATCCCGCCACGGTTGCCAATTCCTTTTTCGTAAGAGCGAGTCCCATGCTTCACCGCCTAACGTCCCGCCATCACGTTCATAAACTCATGCTCGATCTGCGCCTTGAGGAATTTCACAATATCCTCCTGCACTTCATCCTGGCTTCGGTTCATAGGCATCTGCGGAATAGCAATGCCGGAAACCTTCATGATCGGGAACCGCTTCTTCCCGGCCCGCGTGAACGTCAGCTTGCCCAGCTTGCTGCCCAGGTTGCGGAAGGGCGGCTCCCCGCCGTAGCTGCTCATGGCGCCGGGCAGCGTGCTTTGCCCGCCCTTCACGATACGCGCTTTGACCTTGTACTTGTGGTGTCTGCTGTTCCATCCGTGCGCACCGCCGCTGGCGCTGTATTGGCCGCCGATGCTGCCGCGCTTGTCGCGCACAGGAATAATGCAGCCCATGCCCTGTATGGAGGCGCTTCCGACCGCTTTTCCGACCTTGCTGGGGGAAATGACATAATCGTGCGGCAGATCCTTCTTCAGGATCTGCCTGACATGACCTCCCGTTCTGTTGTAAATCCGGTAAAGCGCCCGGTTAAACCGTTCCGGTTTACAGGCCGCCTGGAGCAATGTCAATTTTGCTACACAATCGCTGGTGTCAATATTGATTGAAATCGGCAGCATCCCGTCACCCCCTTTGCGCGGGCATAAGGAAAGGCGGGTCGTTATCACGCCCGCCTGTATTTCACACTTATCTGATGGTAGCATAATATCACACCTGGTTTGTCATTTCAACACATTTTGGAGCAGAAAATTTTCGCTTCATTATATAAAAATTTTTTTGGCCCTTCGCGTAACGCGCATGATATGCCCGTTTCGCGTCATTATTCCCACCAATTTTTCGATTCGCCGATCATCAGAATGACCAGGGCAATGATCATAATCGCGAGTCCGGCGACAACCGCCCGGACAAGGATCCAGATGACAATATCTGCTACGACTTTAAACAATGTTTTTCGCTCCTTTAATCATTCTGCCGGTTCCGTCTGCTCTCCCGTGTATATGCTCCTGCCGTTCAGCTGCGCACCGGCCCATATAATCCGCCGGTGGCAGCACCGGCACACTTTGTCGTTCGAGTTCAGGTATGTATGGCACTCCGAGCATACATACCACCATGTATGCTGATCTCCCTCAATTTCGGCCTCAACCGGCGCATTATCGTCTGTGTTGTTCATTTTTTCGCCGCATATCCTTTCTTGGCCACCACATACTTCTCCTGCCACTTGACGCTGGCCATGTTTGGCGCGTCCTCCACGCATTTCCGCGCCCGGTCGAACCCGCGCCGCGTCATGTTCAGTTCCCTTCGGATATCCGTATCCGGGGTATCGAACACGTACTTCATCTTCACAAAAGTGCGCATATTTTCGCTCTCGATCCCGTTGAGGATTTCCTGGGCTTTTTTCATCACTTCGGCGTATTTAATGCACTCGTTCGCCTGGTTTTCTTCGAGTTCTGAAATGGCCGCGAAGGCTTCTTCCAGCCCTTTTGGAAGGCCGCCCCCGCCTGGCATACCCGTCAGGCGGGGCGTGATGTTCGTCAGCCGGTCGCGCTGCCATTGGCGTTGCTGTTCCACCATGCACACGTCCTGCATCACGGACAGTACGCTGGCCAGCAGCGGGATATCCCTGTTCCGTATCGTCACGGGATGAAACTTTTCTTTTTCCATAATGCCCTCCGTGCCTTGAATCCGCGAACGTTCGCGGTTTTCATGCCTCAAACATACTGATCTGTCCCGGCAGCTGCTCTTCCTGTTTGATCGGCTGCCGCTTCAGAATGTCGATGATCCTGTTGTCATCGTCCGTATGATCGAACCTTTCCCCGCAGTTCCAGCAGTAGTTCAGCAGATCTTCCTGGATATCCTTCGGCTGCGGCGTATCGCAGTACGCGCAGCACCGCCTCACGCCGAAGGCGGGATGCTCCCAATTCTTGATGTGTGTGCATCCCGTGGTGGGATCTCTCCTGGGTTTCGCTTCGACTTTCATTCAGCTGCCTCCTTACTCAATCTCGCTTTTGCCGTATTGGCAGATCATCCCGTTCCCGTAATCATCCAGCGGGCAGTACGTTTCCATGACCTTGTACAGCTTGCACGTCCTCCTGGCCTCGTCATCGCTCTTGTAGCAATCCCCGCACGTCTTCAGCGCGGCGGCCATCACGGTTTCCGCGTCCTCACGCCGCAGCGTCAGAACCTTCGGTTCCGTCTGCGGTTTCGGTGCAAGCATGATCTTGAAATCGTGCGTAATGTTGGCAAGCCGCCTCTCGCTTTCCTCCGGGGCGGTTGCGATGATCTCGTCCATCACGGAATTGAAACCGTCCATTGCAGCCCTGAAGCGGTTTTTCCCGTCAGGGATCATATCAAGCCGCTTGTCAAGGTCGCCCCAGCAATATCCCGCCGATGCCAGCGCACATCGCATATAGATAATCGCGTTCATTTCGCCCCGCCGCAGGCGTTCCCGTTCGTCGCTCATGGTGTTGGCCTCCGTTTCTGTTGTCGTTAATTGTCTTCCGGCACGTACCT